AGTTCTCTAGTGTTGCCTCAGCAAAAGCAGTGTTCAGGTTAACCTGCATACCCTGCTTGTATAGCTTTGCAACGTCAAGAACCTGGTCAACCTGTACCTCACCGAAGTCAGGCTGGAACTGTAGCTCTAGACCGTTCATTGTGTAACCAACGTTACGGAAGCCAGCAGTTACGCTTGCTGTATTAGACAGGGTCTCTCTGTAAGTACCTGTTGGGTTACCAACAGTTCCTTCAGCCTGGTAGGCTGGAAGGTTTCCTTCAGCTAGAACACCTGGCTCATATGTAAATAAAGCGGCGGCACCAACGATAATGTTAGTACTCTGTCCTCTTGTATATGCCATGTAATTCACCTCTTTTTCTTTAGAATAGTAGGCGTGTTTCCTCAAAAATAAGTATACCAGCCTATTTTAAATAATTTGTTTTGTAGCTAGTTTTGGCTCAGGAGTCCAGTCTGCACTGGTTAGTTCTGGCATTGCGTGGTAGTCATATTCAATGATAATCTTGTTACCACCGTAAGTTCTGGCAGTTCCAAAGTCAATAATGTCTCTGGACTCTTCTAGCTGATATACCTTAAAATCATGGAAATAAAACATGTTGTCTATTAGGTCTGGAGACTGGACAGTTCCTAGATTTACCTGACGGTTTGAAGCCCAATTGTTAACTTCTTCTGCTGTCTCATTGCCACGATCCATAAGACGCAAAACCTGCTCCTGAATCTGAACCATCTTCTCAATTGGGTTTTCTCCATTAGCATAAAAGTAGTACATAATCTGCTCACATTTTATGTGTGGAAAGTTCTTTTTGTTCATCTTAATTAGTCTATCCCAGGTAGCCATAGTTCCGCCTGTGGGGAAGTATTGGGTTAGATCATTTATAGTTGATGGCAAGGTTGGAAAGAATGGGGTATCTAGTCCAGTGCTATCAGCTATCTTGCTTTGTAAATACTTGTTTATCCAAAGAACTGGTGTATTTAATAATGTATCGTTAGCCAATCTTAGCCACCCCCGCATTTGCTATCCATCGGTATCCAGTTGATACTCCTTTTGAACGGCCCATACGCTTACCTGCCGCTAAATTGTTCTTATAGGCAACTGGGTTTTCAAGGTGTGCAGCTATGCCACTTACTCTCAGAAACGCCTGTGTAAAATATTTATTAAAGAAGTTATCAAAGACTTCCTCGAATTTACCCTGAACATTTCCTCCTGGGTTTTCAATAGTCACTTCTGACTTTACGAAGACCTCTTCTCCATCCTGAACAAATCTTAATGCTTGAGCTTGCTTTGGCCTAATCTTTACTGGAATGCCTTCTTCCATAATCTTAGCCTTATTATAAAATGGTGTGTTAGAGCCATTCTGGATTGTAGTTGACTGTCTAAAAGATGATCTAAAAGAAAGCCCTAAGTTACTGATTGAATAATCAATGTCGTATAGTCTGGCATCTGGGCTGCCTGTTTGGTTCCACTCATATACGTGATGAAGCATTGCTGGATTTGTTCTGGCATTAGAGTCTATGTAGGTCTTTAATACTTCTAGTGTTTGCACCCCCAAAGAATGCATCAACTGTTGCTTGCCCATCTGGACACCATCCAAAAAGCCAGCAGAATAATTCATAATGTTCTTCATGTCTTTAGCAAACTGTCTGCCATCAAATCTAACTCTCACAGATCTACCGCCTGATTCTCTGACCTACGCACAATTACCTTGTAGTATTCAACAGATCCAAAAGGCCCCACAAACGGTTCAACAGTAGCTACTTCAAAAAGAGTTGACTTTCCTGCACGTGGACCAGCCGTTTCTAAATAAATCTCATTAAAAAACTTATCTTTTATATTTGTAACAATAATATTTGTAATTGAGTTTTGGCTGTCTGTGCTTGAAAAACGAATGTCTGACATAACACGACCAAGCATTACGCTGTCTTGAGTAATATTTGCATTTGGTTTTACGTCTTCTTTCCAGGCTGTCCCAGCTGAGTTAAAGTTACAAGCAATAGTCTTGTCGTGAATCCAGTTTTTCTTAACGTTTCCATATGGACCTTGGTCTACAATTGGGTAGTAAACATCTGCAAGCATTGGGAAGATAAAGGTAGTGCTTTCGCAGGTAGGCATTATAGGACCCCAAGTCTAGTAATAGATTTAGCATACTTTGAAAGTATCTTATCTACAACAATGTTTCCTGTTCCCTCAAACATCCTCTTATCAAACTGAAGTCTAAATTGATCAGTATTGTAAGACGTAATGTACCTCTGGTAGTAATCAATTCTTCCACATTTAATGTCATCAATTAGAAGGGTTGCAGCTCTGGCAATATCTGATGGAACAGCTGGGTATCCTGACTCTAAGACAAATCTGTAGTCATATCCATTAGGGAATCCACGCAAAGGTGGAAGATTAGCATCTACTATATCTGACATGGCTGTTGGCATAATTAGAGGGGCCTGCTCATCTCTGTTAACAATGTCTAGCATTGTCTCAGTAATAGCAGTTTTATCTTTTGTAATTTCGTATACACGGTCTGTTACTAAAACGTTATTTTCGTATACCGCCAAAATCTTCTTTGCATCCATCCACAATGGAATGTAGTCTGCCCCTAGGCCTACAGTCTCTAAGACTTTCTTCTTGTAGTAAAAACCTTCTGGGATTACTGAGTCAATAACTGCTCTAGCAATCTCTTCAAATCTAGTGTATTCTGCAATTTGAGATGCAGTTTCTCCCAATGTTGATGGAGTGACGTATGGCCTTACGATGCTAAACACATCATCAAAAATTGTTTCTACCTCGTCTAGATCTGCAGTAATAATGACTTGGTAATCTGTATCATACTTTGAGCTTAATGGGTATTGGATTATATCTCCAGACATTGCTGAATAGGAAAAGGTATCTTGAACCGAAAGATCAGCCAAATCAATTACGGTTACAGTTATGTCCGAATCCAGAGTAACTATACTTGGGACTTCGAAACTAATTGTTAGATTAGAATATGGCTGAGCTCTTAGAATTTCCATTATTTACCAAAACTCCTAGCAACCTCTTCTGGAGTTGCAGACCTGACATGGCTACGTTTTAGCCATTTTTCTGCACTTGCTTTAGTTACAATATTGTAACCTTTTAAAATTTTACCTACGCCTGGCCAAGATACATTCTTGGTAGAGTGAATGGCTACTGTCTCTTTTTCTTCAACATCTGGCGTGTTTCCAGTGTCTGTTTTTCTTACTGAGTTAGAACCAATTACGTCATTGCTGTCAGAGATAACTGACACGTTTTTATTGATTTTAGGTTCAGAAGAAATGACAACATTATTGTCTTCCATTTAATAGCCTCCTAAACTTATATTATAACAGATATTAGAAGAGGGCAGGAGCCGAAACTCCCACCCTCTCTAAAAGGTTAAGCTAAGACTTAGGAGTCTGAGCTATCTGCGTCAGCGAACGCAATTGCGTCCTCTTCCTCCCACTGAATACCGAAACGTACGAATACGGTGTACTCAATGGTGTCCTTCTTTGGTACGTACTGACGGTTTACAGTGATGTCTCTCTGGAAACCCCATACACGGTTCTGAGGGAATGTAAGGTCTACATAACCTGCAGGGTAGTAAGGAACTTCCTGAACATCAACGCCTAGAACACGAGTTGTACGTGCTCCACCGAATGTCTGGCCCTGTCCATCAAGGTAAGCCTGGGTGTTAGCCTGGGTGTTACCGTTCTTTCCAAGTGCCTCAGCAATTGCATCTGACAAGGTACCGTTGTTCTTAACGATTCCCTGGAATGCATCTGTACCAGCATAGAACTTAAGATTGCTCTTAAGTGCACGGTACTTACGTGGCAATGCAGTAATAATCTTCTGCATAACCTCTGGTGTCCATGCGTTGTCAGCTACTGTTACAACAGCTTCGTGTGCATCTCCATTGGTCTTGACCTTGTTAACGAAACCATTCATAATAGATGTAAATGGGTTCGAACCAGCTCCAGTACCATTGATAGCTAGATCCTCAATGTCATTCGCAAAAGCGTTTGTCATCAAACGAACTAGGTGATCTTCAAGAGCACCACCTTCAACGTTGTCTTCTAGTGCTTCTGATGAAACTTCCCAGTCAAGACGAATCTTCTTTGTAGTCAATTCTACCTTGCTGAATGTTGCACCTGTGTTTGTGTACTCTGCGTTAGCCTGAGCTGCAGCACGAATAACACGCTCTCCTACGTTAACTTTCTCAAGTTCCATAGAGTTAGCTCTCATCGTTACACGACGACCATCCTTGGCGAGAACTGTAGCATCCCATACGTAGTCAATAAAACGACGTGCCTGTTCAGGGCGTAGGATACCGCTTGCCGCATCACCCGAAGGATTTACGGCATTAGGACCAGTTGTAGTACCAAAGCTGGCGGTTGGAATGTTTCCGAGTGTGTTAGCACCTGGATCAGCCACTCCACCAATTCCTCCAGACGCAAATGCACCTTCGCCATTAACTTCGTTAGCACCAGCACCTGGATAGTTCTTAATAATCTCTTCCGACATAATTGTCACCTCCTAAGTGATTTGTTTATCTAAATAGATCGGCAGTTTTGAGGAAACGTCCGCCCCATAGGGATTTCTCAATCTTTTCTGACTGAGCTTCCTGTACAATCTCGCCGAGATCGCCAGACTTACGGAAAGCGGTGTCTAGCTCTACAGCGTCGACTCTCTTTCCAAATTCATTAAACTGTCCCTTGGCTTCTGCTACCTCTGTTTTTACAGAATCAATTGACTTGCTTAGTGCAGATACCTGCTCGTGTAGAGCTTTTACGGTATTTGCTAGATCGCTAAAGGCTGATGTTAGAGTACCCTGAATCTCAGTAACTGCATCTACAATTACCTGATTCGACTTAGATACCTCATCTACCTCAGATGCAGCTGCAGCCTTCATCTCGTCTTCAGACTTCATTTCGTCTTCTGACTTGGTTTCGTCTTCATCTTCCATCTTCTCTTCATCCACAGATTTCTCTTTGTCCTCAGAGTAAGACTTCTCTACTGCATCTTCGGTTGGGGCATCTGCCTCTGGAGCGACCTGTGACTCTTCTACTACCTCATCAGACTTCTCAACGATGTCTTCTGTGATTGTTTCTTCATTCATAGGACTTGCCTCCTTCTTAATCTCAATTGTATTAATGCCTTTAGCACTATCAACTAAGAACTTTATCATATCTGTTTTTTCGTTATCGTTCTTCTCAACGAAACCTATATTTTGCATTGGAGCATTTGATGTAGGGCTTACCTCAGAATCGTTCTCTGACAGCATGACTATGCCAGACTCTGCATCCCAAAAAACATTCTCAATTGGGGTATCTAAGCTTTCGCCCTTAATCATATCTACTCCGTCAACTTTTTCGACAGATAATACATTCGCAAACTGATTTGCTGGATTATCTACTAGAGATAATTCTACCAGATCATAGTCTTTAATAATGCGAATTTTTGAATCTATTTTCTCATCATATCCGTCATCCCACTTGTTCATCTTTCCACCGATAGAAAAGCCTGATAGGGTTCCGTCTAGAACCTTTTCCCAAGTGTTCTGAGCACCCTTTGAGATGTATGTTGAAACATAGACTCCAGAGTAAAACTTTTTAGCTTCTGGGTCAAAATACTTATCTTCTTTAAAAGAGATCATTTTTCCAACTGCTGTTGGCTGGTGCATCTCTCGAATGTTCCCACGGAATTTAGCAAAAGCCTTTAGGCTTGCATCTGTGGTGACTATGTCTGCCTGCTTGTCTACGTTGTCAAGTGTGGCAAATCCAGAGACAACACGTCTCTCCTTGTCCACTTTACTGAACGGCATTGATAGGCGAACGTTGTCACCCTCTGTGTCCCAATGGGCCTTTTGTATAGTCATGTTATCTCAATTATACTGGCTTTTTACAAAAAAGTTATAAAATCGTTACTAATTTGAAGATCTACCCTCACCAGCTGGATTTCTTCCAGATATGGTGGCTGGGCTATCTGAAGAGTTATTTGCTCTTTCAGAATCTCTTTCTCTGTTTTGTGCTGTGTTAGCTCTGGCATCTGCAGACTGTCTTGTGGACATTTCGAATGGCTCATCTCCGTCTGGACGCTGTGGCAAGCCTAGCTTTTCACGTGCCTCGTTTGGAACCATGATCTGAGTCTTTACGTAACGCTCCAGAATCTGTGACTGAGCAATCTCATCTGTGAGAGTTAACTCGTTAAACTTAAAGTCTAGAATATCGGTTTTCTCTTTAATAATTTTGCTAAGAATTTTTTCTAGGTTTGCCTGTGCTGGACGGGCTACCTGCTCTTTAAATGTACGGTCTTGAGCAAGTGCTGCTGCAATCTGAGAGGAATCCCCTCCACCAATCTTAGACAATGGAACCTGGTGAGCAACAAGAATATCATCACGGTTTCTAATACGATACTCGTTGAACGATGCCTCTTGAACACCCGCCTCGATTGGCTCCATTTTAAACTCGACCTTGTTGCTGTCTGTGTCTGCTGGAAGAGGGATGTATAGCGTTCTGTGAGATTGTCCTTTTAGGCTTGTCTGCAAGAATCTAAACATCTTATCTTCTGCGTCAGAGGATAGCTTAGCACCCTTTAGAGTTACGATGTATCTTGGAACACCCTTGTTTCCAAAGTAGTCAATATTGTACTGAGATGCTAGCTGGTCTCCGTGCAAAGATGAAACAGCAGACATGATATCTGGAACACCATAGAAAGTATTCAGCGGTGAGTATTCCTTGTAGTGAATAATTTCATTTGGTCTTGGGTCTCCAGTAATTGGATTTGGATTCTTTGCCCCGAAATTTCTAAAGTAAACAACCTTCTGTCCAATAATCTGGACATAACCATCACGCAATCTACGCACACGCATGGTTGTGGCTGGAATGTGTCCAATGTAGCCAATCTCTCCAGCAACGGTTCGTCCAATTTCTAGGTATCCATTTCCAGTAGCCTGAACGTCAGTATAGAACTTTGTCATCACGTTGGTGAAAGAGTCATCACTATTAAGGCTTTCTAGCCATTCCCGCAATTCAACCTTAGCCCTCTCAATACGCTTTCTTGCTTTTTCAACTGCAGAATCGCTACTAGATGCTTCTAGCTGCATCAAAGTTCTCTTGGAAACGTGAAAGTCGTAGCCTAAGCCAACAATGTTTTCGACCTTGGCGTCAATAGCTGCGTGATTAGCAAATGAGGTATCATAGTAGTTTGCAAGCTCATATAAGTTCCAAGGTGGGGTGATGACATCAAACATTCCATAGCCATTGTGGAATACGGATCCTGGGTTTATTTCCTTAGAGGCTGATCCATTAATACCAGTATTTCTTGCTAGAGCACTATTCTGATACCCTTGGTTTGTGGTATCTACTCCAGTAAAATCTAGGCTTTCATAGGACTTAGCAATACGGTCAGAACGCCTCTTAAAGTTTTTCTCTAGGCCTGAAAGGCTCTTTAGGTCTTCCCATTTTTTAGCAAACGGGTCTTGCTTTTTAAATACATTTTCTTCTTGCTCTAGCTCTGGAGCAAAAATTTGAATTGGGTACTGGTAGTCATCTGACATTATTACTCATCTCCGTAAAGTTCTATGGTCTTTTTGGCTGCCATTACTGCACCGATATCATTTAGCGATGGGATTAGGCCCTGCTTCATACGATCAATTTGCTCGCTATACTCTTCGTCGCTAATTCTTGCAGTTCCTGCGAAAAATACTGGAGACCCATTTGGCTCTCCGTGATAAGCAGCTGCCTGCTTTAGCTTAGCAATTTGGTTTTCGTCACCTTTATTAGCTGGGATATTAAGAATGTTTCCGTCGCCATCAGTAAACCACTTACCATTAGCCTTTTTCCAAACATATACCCCCCAAGAGTATCCAGTTGGTTCTACTAGTGTTACCTTGGCCTTACCAAGAGCTTCTGCGAATTTGTCTTCCATAACCACCAGTATACCATACTATACGGCAGTAATCACCTTATTTTGCCAAGCAATGCCCTGATAGTTATTATACTCGTAGCTTGTGACACGTAAAGGCCTGTCATCGTCAATAATGATCTTGTTTGTTCCAGTATAAGTCTTATAGATGTCCGATGGGTTGATTCCAAAATATGTAGATGAAGAGAAAACAAGGACGCCGTTCCAGGTATAATCTTCGTTCCAGAAATCCCAGTCATAGGTGTCTGGGTTATCATATTTAGCTGTATACCAGGATCTAAGGGTTTGCCTCTGTATTTCTTGAAGGTTTGTAGACTGGTACTGAGAAATGTTATTTACTAAAACTGAGCCAGTTATTCTAAAGCCTCCAGCATAAGAGTCAAAGTCTAGAATTCTTGGGAACGATATACCTAAAACCCCCCAGTCGTTTAGGGTAATTACTGGCTCTCTAACAATCTTTCCATTCCAATAAAAGGCAATTCCATTCTCAAATCTTCCAGTTCTAGCATTAATTCCATAAATTCTTGCTCTTTGACCAGTGGTATCATTTGCAACAATAAAGAACTTAATGTACGTATCTTTGCTTTCTATTTCAAAAATTTGTTCTGGAGTTGTAGGAAACTTTTCTTGGCCATACCGAATAAAAGCCTGCAAGGCAATAACTTTATAGCTTTGTGCTAAATTTTGATTAATAGGTATAGACAGACCACGGTCTACCAAGGCATCATAATTACCTACCTTTTGAATTCCGCTATCTTTGGTGAGATACAGGTAAGGGGTGCTACCCTTATAAATTCTAAAAGGATTTCTTGATTTATAATCAAAGTAAGACCCGTACTTAAGGTATGGAAAGACGGACACCCCAAATCTTGTTCCTACTGGATTAGAGGTTCTTTCATTAAATGCCTGCGATGCATATTGCAGCTTCTTTACGATCAGTGGGCTGCTTATGGTGTCTGGAATTGACCACTCTAAATGAGTTACTAGAGATACGTCTGATATCCGAATGCCTTTTGGTGGATAGATAATAGTTCCATTAACTACTTCATACTTAGTTGTAATCCATTCTGATCCTGGAGATATTACTCCGTTTTGAGGAACAGGAGCTTTTGTAAAGTAAGAATCTTTCGATGATGGTTGATTTTTTAAGTATTGAAAAGAAACGTAAGATCTAACTAGATTTTGCTCTGTATTTCTTGTCTTGCCAGAAAAACTTTGAATTGCTGGGTAATCGATGTTAAACTGAATAAAGTCTAAATCGTAATACTTTTTATTGAAAGTATCTGAAACGTATTGAGCAAAATATGTAAGAGGCAAGTAGTCTTCCCAATACCCATCTACAGCAATCCCCATGCTCAAAGAGCTGTCTCCTCTAAATGTTGGAATTAGGGTATAGCTAGCAATAAACTCTTTTATAAAGCTAAGGCTTATTAATGAGTCCGCCCCTGGACTAGGCCCCTCTAAAACTTCGTCATAGTCTGGATCGTCTTCAAAAAGCTCATCTCCAGCATCATACGTAATTTCTTCTGGGTATTCTTCAAAAAAGTCTTCGTAGTTGTAGTAAGTCATAAGACCACTGTTATCGAAAAGCTGTGATATCTTGTCTAGACTATACTTTGAGCAAAAACTAAAGCTGTTTATATCTCCAACAAAAGTGTTATCAAAGGTTTTGTCTCCACCAATTGATAGCGATAATCTATTTTTATTATTAAAAAATGCTGATGTTGCTTGGCCAAAACTTGTTGAAAATTTATCTAAGCTTATGCCAGCAATAACATTTCTGTTTTCTACCACAGCTGACTCAGAGTATATTTCTGTAGACTGCCCATCAACATAAAGCCTATAAATTAAGTTAGCGTCTTCTATATATACTTCTAAAAAGTTTGAGTTAGTTTTGTCTTCTATCTTAAATAATATTTGCTTCTCTTCTTGAAGCTCTGAAACCTTAAATATTCCAAAAAGTGCCTTTAGGTCTTGCCTTAAAATGTTTAATGTTTCAAATGATATGTAAGCATTTTTCCCTAAAAAGTTAAAGTATGTTGGATTGTCTGGAATGTTAGAGCCTATCCCAACTATTAAATTGTCTAAATAGTACTCTTGAAGATCTTTTGCCCATACGTCAGCTGTTGTGCCATCTTCAAATATAGGGGTTGGAAGAGAATATTCTGGTGCGGATAAAGCATCATCCTCTACTATCAAATTTTCAACAATGGCTTGGTCCCAACGACCAATATCTGGATAAGAATAATTGCTAGTGTAATCAGCAAAGGCGTAGTCGATTAAAACAGAGGTTCCTCCGTAAGCACTATTTGCATTTTCTGGGAACTCTACTGCCTGACCGTATGCAAACCTTCTTTTAGCAACGATAGCTGGAACTAGATATGGGTATATGGCAACACAGTCAATATCTAAAATTCCAGAGAGTGGGGCATAAAAACCAAGCCAGTCATTATTTTTTTCTACTCCTCCAACCAATACTGTTTCTTCTGCTAGAGGAACGGTTTGTGTGGAATAGGATATTGTGATAGCCTGCTCTCCGTTAATCAACAATGAGGCTGAGTTTTCCGAAACCTTAAAGTCTAGAAGCATTGGCCTGCCCCATTCTCCAATAGGGTGAGATCCTCTTGATTCACCAACCTGAATTGTTATAAAAGGTCCATAAGCGTATATACCATCTGTAGAGCCAATAGGACCAAATATTTTACTAGCAGTTACATCGTTATAATCGATCCTTGCCCACATTTCTGCGGTATACTCTCTATACCTTCCAGCCTCATTTAAGAATCCTTGCCCAGGAATAATTAGAGATGGTTTGACTACGTTGCTATCAAGGTTACTGATAATCCTTGTCACATTTGAAGAACCATAAACCATTGGTGCTCCAGAATTTTTAGCAAGCATTTTGTTGTCATTAATAAAGTAGTATCCATCTAAATCTTGTAGTCCATAGGACTTTGCATCTATGGCCGAATAAGAGAATGGAACATCCACTGGTAGAGATTGTCCAAAAACTCCAGGGGATGTGGCCAAAAACTCTTCAGACCACTGTCCAAAAGTAATACCATTAACATAAAATTGATACTCGTTTGGCAAGCCACCATTATTAACGTGATTAATTCTTATTACTATTTTTATTGGGTTTACAGTTTGCGGTATGCTAAAGGTTTCTGAAATTAAGCTCCATTTGTTACTAATTTGAGAATCAAATTTTCTAAGAACAGGGCTAGATAATCCGTCGTGGATGTAACCAATTTCATAAGAAAGCACGAATGGATTTGCAGCAAAAATATAAGCACCAATAGAAAAAGTCTCTAGGTCACTGCTCATTAGCAATGGACTAATAACTCCAGAACTGGTTAGGGTTATCTGATTAGTCTGAGATACTCCAATTATTGGCTTTACAGTAGTAGTTGAAGTAGTTGGTAGTGGTTCATTTAGGATATCTAGATTTTGTTCTTTTGTACCGTTCGAAATTGTCCAAGCATTAGCGTCTGGAGAAGATCTGTAGATATCTCTTTTTGCATTAGAGATTAAGGAAATATAGTCAGCCTGATCGTCTAACGCCCACATCGCAATAGGATGCTCGCTAAAAATTTTCTCTGCATATAGGTTAGACGGATTTGCCATAATTTCTCCAGGTATAGTTTATCACAGTTAAGGGATATACGTGCTTTGACTTATAGCCCAAGACGATGTAGATGAATCATAAGTATAAACTAAAGATTCTACCCAGGTAGATGTTGCTGAGTCATATACATGAACTACTCCTTCTTTCCACTCAGAAGTTGCTGTATCGTATATCTGAATAACACCCTTGGCACCACGAACCACTATCTTTAAGTTTGTTGTGGCAGTTCCACCAGCACCAGTAGCCGTTAGAACTAGATTGTAGGTACCTCGACTATTTCTGCTGGGTGTTCCAGATATAGTTCCAGCTGAAGAGTTAAGAGATAATCCAGCTGGCAAGGATCCAGACGTAATTGAATAGCTAGTTGTGTTGCTAGCTGATAAACTTATGCTTTTTGCCTCTAACTCTATTGCATCATCGCTGCTTGGTGGTGTGCCTGAACCCCATATTGGGGCTGGAGTAAAAGATGGAAAGAATGGAAAAAATGGGAAGAATGGAAAATACGGTGGAAAGAAAGGAGGAGGAGCAACAACTGTAAAGCTAAATGATACAGATGCACTTCCAACTAGACCAACAGCATTCCAGTTTGCACTAGCAGTATAGGTTCCAGGAGAAAGGGCTTGAAAGCCTGACACAGTTCTTGGGAAAAATGGACTAGCAACGTTTCCAGAACCAAAATCATAGCTTCTGTTTTGAGCATTTACTACCTGAACCCCTCCAACAGTAGCATCCCACCCAGCACCAGAAGATCCAAAACCAGAAAAATTAGCATTGTTATCAAGAATAGAGACTGACCAGTCTGCACCAGATCCATCGGCTCTTCCATTAACTGTTAAAGTTAATCTGGCACGGGTATTGGAGTCAGAGGTTGCTGAGCTTGCTGATGGCATTTAAGTCACCAACTTTCAATAATAAGACTATAGAGCAACATAGATTAAATCTTTATCCAAATGTCGCCGTTAACCATTCCTATTGTTGGGGTAGCTGTTTGTACAAATAAGGCACGATTATTGTATTTTGATGAGTTTGTTGCAGTTCCACTAAAAGTAGTTGCTGTTACAGTCCCAGTAAAAGTTGGATCAGTCTGAACTGAAAGTGTAGATCCAGTAAGAGACAGTGGCGAGTTCACGGTATAGGTTCCTGCTGGGCCTGTGGGTCCTGCTGGGCCCTGTGGTCCAACACCTCCAGTTTGTGTCCAAGTAATATTATCTGTTCCAATAATTATTGATCCGTCTGGTCCTGTGCCAGAAGAATTCATAATATATACTTTATCTGCAAAGGTTCCAGAAACTACAAAAACAAAATCTCCAACGTTAACATCTTGCGGAGTTGCATTATCATAATCTGTTGCTCTGGTAAATCTCCATTTTGTTGTAGAAGATCCAGCATTTGTAAGAGTATAAATTCCGTTTTCTGAACTATTAGCTCTGCCAGTAAACAATACTCTCTGAGTTGTTGTTGGGGTTACTCCGCTTATAGCTGTAATTGCACCATTTGCATTAGCCTCAATATATGCCCCAACTCCAAAGCCTCCATCAGCTCCGACCGTTCCAGCAAAGTATGTGCTTACTCCCGCACCAGAGTCTTCCGACAAAGTTACTACAGATTGATGAGCATTTGTTATTCCAGCTGGGCCCTGTGGTCCTGCTGGTCCAGTAGCTCCAACTAAAGAGGCTAACCACTGAGATTGGCTACCACTGTATCCGTTAGCAACAGCTAATTCATAAGCAGATTTTCCATCAAGGGATGCTAGCGAATTCCAGGCAGTAAGGCCATCGCCAATCTTAATAACGTTAGTATCAAAGGCAAATCCAACTTCTCCCACAGCCAAAACGGTATTCGCAGTAGACCACTGGAGGGCAGTACCACGTCTCTGAAGCATTCTGTATAGGGTCATAAGTCTATTTTACCACAAGATTATTGATTTTATCGGTTTATTCATGATACAATTAATAGTTAAGGAGATTACTTATGTCAGTTCAAATTATAGACAATTTTATTTCAGATAGTGATGCCAGGACCATTATTGATGACTTATCCCCGCATTTAGTGGATAGTGATAGATTCGGTATGGCTGAAACCCGCTTTGAAGACTATATGGAGATCTTAAGGAATATATATGATGGTAAGCCAATTCTTGATGGCAAGATGTCTGGCCCTGGGCTTGCACTTTTTACGGACACAATAAATCGTGTTGGAAAAGAAATTAATAAATTTTATGATGTAGACGTTGTCCCTATAAACCCAATGATGGCACTAATCTCTAAGGGTGGAGAGAATCGTGGACTTCACTGTGATGCTGTACAGCTAGACGGAAGTCCTTGGGATGACGGAAATACCTTGCTTGAAGACCTAGAATTTTCTGCACTAGTTTACCTAAACAGCTGTGGCACTGACTATACTGGAGGAGAAATATCTTTTCCAAATCAGGAATTAAAAATTAGCCCTAATTCTGGACAAATGATTTTTTTCCGAGGAGATGTAGACCACCCACATGGAGTTGCAGAGGTAACTTCTGGAGAAAGATATGCCCTAATTTTGTTTTATGGTAGATCTGACCGTGTCAGAATTTACCTTCAATATAAAGCTGGCGAGCCTATGGGTGAAGATTTAGACTACATCCATTTACAAAAAACTTCTGACATGCTATAATATTCTAAAGAAATAGTCTAGAGAATAGGATATTATAATGACTAAAAATGAAGTAGTCGACCAGATGGTTGAAATTGCAGAAGACTTTAATCTTTTGGCAATCGAAAACGCTGGCTTACCAGAAGATCAAATTAAGCAAATGATTGAGCAAGTTCGGCCTCAGCTATATACAATCCAGGGTGAGATTTATGACTTCTTGCTTTCACAGGGTATTATTAAAGAAGACGCATAGTGATTTTTAGTTACCGTGCTACCCCAGATTTTGCACTAGCTTTTTATGAAGAAAACGGCCAGACTGTATCTTTTGATGTAGATCTTTTTAATGCCACTCTTAGTATAGAAGCTCCTGACGAGGATACTGCAGATAAAATCAGAATGACAATTACTGATATTAGAATGTGGGAAAGGATTTAATTTCCTTGATAGTAAAACAACTTTCTAAAGATATTTTATACATTGAGAATGTTTTTGAAAAAGCTCAGGAATTTGTGGATAAAATAGAAGAGTTTGAAAAAGATCCTGAAATGTATTCTGTAATTCCTAAATGGGAAAATTGGCATGACGGTGAACCATACCAAGATGAAGATGGAGAATGGCAAACATCTTATCACGACCATGCAAAAGGAAAGCAAAAGCTTTTTGATTGGAACAGGTCTTCTACGCTTTTTAATAACCTTTGGCCAGTTCCAGAAGACAATTTTACAGATTATGCTCATGAAAAAACAGGACCAGTTATTGACCTAATTCATAAACCATATCTCGAAGCCTTAAAAATTTGGTATGCAAAAACTGGTCATAATGAGCTAGCCTATGTTTCAAAAAATTATACATTAAAAAAATATAACACTGGTGGTGCCATTGGAACACATATTGACAAGAATACCGAAGACCCCCTAAGCACTATGGACTATACTTCACTTTTTTATTTAACAGATAACTATGATGGAGGAGAGATTCAATTTCCAGACATAGATCTAACCTTAAAACCATCTGCTGGAAGTGTTTTAATTTTTCCAACCACTCTACCACATACTGCCCTTGAGGTTTTAGGTGGAGACAAGTATTTTATTTTTATGTATATACATACAGAGTTTGGCCATACAACTAGTCTTTATGAAGAAATGGCTGCTTTAAACGGAGCAATATTAGAGTCTCGTAAATCTTCGACCACCCAGTTTTAGGCTAATCTGCTACAAGGTATCCCAGCGAAAAAAGTCTCTGTACTCTGAAAGAGTTACAACATTTGGATCTACCCACCAGTCTTCAAAAATAGACCTACGGACCAAAGAGTATCCTAAAGAGTCTAAGATTTCTCTTTGTGCATCCCGAATGGATGTATTTCTCCAATACATGTTTGCATCATGCTCAAAAGTTATTACACTAAACCTATACTTATTCAGTGGCACTGCTATGAGCCCTTGTAAGGTCCAGTGACTATTTCCAACTGGCCTACCTGCAGGATCATATCCTCCGTCAATATCTACCTGAAGAAAATCTATTTGTTTTGGAAAGTTATTTTCTTCAAAATACTTAACGTAATCAAAAGATAAGGCGTCTCCCATACATGGGTTTTTTCTATTTAGATTAAACTCTGCCCTCATTGAGTCAACTATCTCAAAAGATACACCATTCCAATCATAGTCTTTTTCTAAAAGATAAGTATTATTTCCCTTGCTATAGTGTGCTGCACCAAGCTCAACATAATAACCATTCCTTTTTTCTTTTAAAATGTCAATAATAAACTGCTCTTCATTTGTTTTTTCATGTATCATTTAAATAGCTCTTTTCTTAATGTAGTTGGATCTTTTTCTGTACCACGTACAAAAACAGTTGAAAAATATCTTATGTCATCGCTTGAAACTGGTTTAGAGCCATGCAATATGTGACCACCATGGATATACAAAGAGTTTTTCTTTGGCTTAACCGTTATCCCTAAATCTGGATACTCTAGCTCACCACCATCATAATTGTCATTATAGTATAGACATAACCCATATCCAATATAGTAGTCCAAGTCTGGAATCCACTGATCAGTATGCTGGCCTATAAAATCATCTTTTTTATATCTTTGCAAAAGCATTTTTGGTGGATAGTAGTGATATGATTCAAATAAACTTTCCATCTTGGCATTTACTTTATCAAACACGGTTTCTTCTTTAAACTCTAAATTTTTTCCATACCAAAAACCTTTATCGCCGCTAGCTTCTTCAGAGAACCAAGCTTCTTCTTCTGTGCTGTTGATTATCTTATAAACCTCTTCAAGTTCTTCACCTGTTAAAAAGTCATTAATTTCATAAACATCTTTATGTAGTTTTACAATGTTCATATTATCACATAAACTTACTATTAAAGATATTGCTAACCTCTAAATGGTTAACGTTAAAATGTTTTGGCAAAGAGGCTACCCAACGAATTGCCTCTGCCATGTCTTCTGCAGTTAGCGAGTATGGCTTGCTTTCTTCTTGTGTGTCTATTGTCCCTGGACAAATTTCAGTTACCTTAATCCCATATTCTGGAAACTCCATCCTCATAGTATCAACCAAAGCCATTTCGCCCCTCTTGGCATTGCTATAGTTTCCTCCGCCACGAAAAGGTATCTTACCAGATAGAGATGTCACAAAAATAATTGTTGCTGATTCTGATTTCTTAAGGGCTGGAACAAATAGCTGAGAAAGGTACATTGGTCCAGAAACGTTTATTTCATAAGCAGTCTTAAAATTATCCATTGTTTCATTAATAATGTTTGTTGGACTAGCTCCACCACCTGCATTATTAACAAGAAGATCTATTTCTAGGTGTCCATACTTTTCAAAGAAAAGCTCAATCTCTTTTGGCTGAGTGATGTCAAGCCTGTATGGTTCAATATTTTCAGACTGTAGCTCTGATATTTTAGACAAGTCTCTAGATACTGCAATGACCCTGTATCCATTTTGAGATAGCAGTTTTGTAGTTGCATAGCCAACACCTTTGCTAGCACCAGTTACTATAGCAGTTTTCATAGCTCTAAGGACTCAATCTCTTTTTTGTAGTATTCTTCAAACTCAGTCCAGAATGGAATATTATTAATGGTTGTTACGTTACTGCTATTTCTATTAAACTTAAGCCTTTGGTCTTCTAGCTGCCGCCAAATATCCTCGCCATACTTTTCCTGAAGTTTTAGCCAAAGAGGGTGTCCAGGATATTCGTATCTCCAGTAATTCCTAATTATATACTTTTCTCCACTAGTGATTGCTTTTACACCATGGTAATGTGGCGGTCCAGATGGAAATACTACAATATCGCCTTTTTGTGGTTTGTAGGTATAATCTTCTTTTATTATTGATGGGTCATTCTCGTCAAGGAATCTGAACATAACCTCTCCACCATCATAATCTTCGTTTAAATAACAAACAGCAGTAACACCAAACTTTAATCCAGGATTATAAGAAAACTCTCTCTGAAAGTCAGTATGATGCATCATGGCGTAATCTGGATGATTTTCTAAATTTGGAATATATTTTGCAACGTTCCACCCATCAGAAACCCAATTATCTAATGAAACATTGTTTGCTTCTACATAAAGTTTTGTAGAGTAATAGAATAAATCTTGAATTTGATTTTCAAAGTAATAGTTTTGCCCTAGATCTCTTTCACCATATTGTTTTGAATCTTCCCATTCCTGTGGTGAAGGGAAGCTTTCAAAGGCTTGTATCCCAAGGCTGCTGCCATCAGTCACTTTTCCAAAAGTAAACCAGTCTTTCCATTCTCTATTTTTTTCAAAATGTTCTATAAAAGCTTCACTATTCTTGATGGCATTTTTAAATACCCAAACGCTTTCATTTATTTTTTTGATGTCAAAATCATACACCGCAAGATCCCTTTTTCATGTCCATGTCATTGTGAATCCAGTGACTAGGAATCATATACTTAAATCCAGACTTTACGGTATGTGCAATGTGGTAGTATGGTGCTGACGATGGGAAGATTATAACGCTTCCAGCACTAGGTTTTACTCCAAAATCTATTTGATTATTAGCTACTGCAACATCATAATCTAGATCTGGACTTACTACCTGATTATGATCTTCATACTCAGACAGCTTGAAGGAAATCTCTCCTCCTTCAGGAACGTCATTTAAATACATAACGAGGGAGTATCTAAGAGTCTTATCTCCATCTAACTGGTCGTAGTGGGCTCCCATGGACGCTCCAGTGTCATATTTCTTAATGTTAAAAACTGGGAATAGTCTTGGCTCATCCTTGTCTCCTACTGACTCAGCATAGTCTTTGCAGACAGAATAAAGAGCCTTCATGATATTGATGTAAACATACTCCATCTTGCTTCTATATGGCTCTGCCATTTGGTTAATCTGATTAAGATCAAATGTCTGAGTTTCTCCATAGATAAACTCTTTATCATCTGAAGCTGTCCACTTTCCCCAAAGCTCACCATTTTCTGAATTATTAATTTCAGTAAGTTCGGCAATTGCTTTCATTACCTCTTCAAAGTTTTCAATGGCATCTTCATAGTAATAAACCATCTCATGTAGCATACGCTTTTCCATATTAGTACCGATTCCTCTCGTAGTGTCCAGATTCTTTTATGAAGCCAACTAAAACATATCTAATTGGACCATCAGAAACAGTCTCAACTCCATGCTCGTACTTTTCGTTACCTGGAAAAATTAACAAAGACTTTGGTTTTGGTCTTAGTTTTAAATCTAAATTCTTAAAGAATAGCTCTCCATCATTATAATCGTCGTTTATGTACAAAATGGCAGCATATTTTATCGATGGGTCTGTGTGCTGGTCTGTATGAGGCTTCAGCTCCACGCCAGGCTGCATTCTTTGGATAGTTGCAAAGCCACTCAAAACCAATTCTGGGTCTGTTTCTTTAACTAGGGAGTTAAGTCTATCATGAAGAATGTGGTATTCTGGGGTATTGCCAATGTTAAGGTTTTTGTCAACCCAGTTTTGCGTAATTTCAAACTTACCTTCAGCAACTAGGTTGTCAACATCATCCCTACCAAATTTTTCAAAACAAAACCGTTTTAGGTTTGACATGTACTCGACTTCCCAGTCTGCCTGGCTTGCTTCATTAATCTTGCTCCAGATAAAGTCTAGTTCGCTATCTGTCAAAAAATTTTCAATAGAAATTAGTTCGTCTGTAATTTCTTCAAACGCAACATTATTTTTATTAAGCAAACTTTTTAGACTGTTAATCACTAGAGCCATCCTCAAGCTTGTATGGCTTACCATCCATGTCTAACTTGTATCCATCTTTAAGCAAGTCCTGCCACTCTTTGCGTTCTACTTCTTGGGCATCTCTAATCTTTTTCATTTCCTCTGCCCAGGCATCTCTGACTTCTTGAGGATAGGCATCTTCTTCACGGTCATCCCAGAATGATCCTATAGTATATCTAACTCCAGATTCTATTAAAGTTACTTCGTGCATGTTATTAAAGCCACCATCAAATGCCGCTAACATTCCGACCTTTGGAGCTATCTCTAAATCTTGTTTTGGAAACTTTAATAGGCCTCCAGAAAAATCATCATTTAGGTAAAGGAATGCTGCATATCGACTTCTTGCAAAAGGTCCAGAGTTTCCATGCTCATCTGTATTATCAGAATGAACTCTAGCATATGCTCCTGGCTCCCACTTTTGAGTATGATAACCTATTTCAACAATTGTTTTTGGATCTAGGTCATGAACAGAAGCTACCGCCTCAATAATTTTAGTTTTTATTTGTGCAAAGATATCTAGTGGCAATCCAGACTCTGCTATTTCTGGGTCGCCCTCTTGTGGAAGGGTAGAAGAGTAAGACTCATAAAAAGATATTGGCATCCAGGTAAGAGTGCCATTAGAAGCTACCTTATCTAAAACCTCTATAATCTTTGCAGATTCTTCTGGCGTTAGAAAGTTTTCATAAACTACAATATCCTTTGTAATTCTATTCTTGTTATTTAAGTTTGTCATATTACCTTCTCCTATAAAAATTATATCATGATTTAGCTAGGCTTTTTGTGAGCCAAAATAGTCCAAAAGAATGGGACTGTGTACCTTATGCCAGAAATTATTTCTGATACGCCATGAATATAGTTCTTATCTCCAGGGAAGAAGTACGCTGCACCAGCCTTTGGCTTAAACTGAATTCCTTGATTTGGGAAGTATAGCTCCCCACCCTCATAGTCGTCATTAATATAAAATAGTCCAGCTATATCATAGTGAGGGAAGTCATTTGGTTTTCCAGCATCTGGACCTTCGTGAAGTTCCTTGTCCGCATGTGGCATTTGAAGCTGTCCAGGCAACCATCTAACCATTGCTGGACTAGTTGGGTTTGCGTCAACATTAAAGAAATTATCTACCTCAATTTTTAATCTTTTAACCATACCCTGAATAACCTTAGGAACTTCTGGATCAACTAGGTTGATAGTTGGGTCCGTTGCAACACGGTTAGCCCAATAGCCAGAATCATAAATTACAGTTCCATTTTCATTATAATGAGTTTCTGTAATATCCCAGGCTTCATTATTCCTAATAAAATTATTTAGATATGATAGTTCATGATCAGTCATGAAATTTTCTAGTGTTACGATGTTGTCTGGAGAATCTCCAAAAAATCCAGATGGCGTTATTGAAACCATATCTGTTACACTCTTATTCGTTAAATCATCCATTTCGGGGTTCTCCTATTCATACTTTCGTTTTTCCCAAACATCTTTCAAGTATACACCACCATTTGGAACTCTATACTTTTCAGAGTTTTTTATGTTCTTTTTCATAATTGATAGACCAGATTCTTTTACATACTCAGAGTCCCAGTCTTCTCTTTTGAAAGGCATCATCTGTGCATAAGGAGTGCCTGCTGGCAATACCCCTACCCACTCTTTACTGATAAAGAATGGCATTGTTCCAGGCAGATTTACCTTATCGTTATCGATTACTCCGCTAGTTGTTAAAAACGGTAGGTCATATCTGTCGTATGGCTGAGAGTAAAGGACGCTATACCCCTCTGGGACCTCTACAGCCCAATCTGGATACCACGCAAAATGTTTCTCATGATACCCTAGGGGGCCATCAAACTGAGGCATTTTCTCTCTGTTTTGAATAAAGTCTGCATATTTTAGATCCAAAACTTTAGCAGAAATTTTTTGATTTGAGTCAAGATAGAACTCAATATCACAAGGAGTTTTGTAAACGTATCCAGTGGTTAGTATGTCGTATATTGCTGGACAAGCTTTCCAAGTTGGAACCTTTCCACCATCTGGACCAACGTAGTTTTCCCCGTGTGGATTTTTATAAAACCTGTCTGCTGAAATGTACCATTCTGGCAAACTTTTAGAGGTTGGTTTTGGGGCAGATGGAGCTTCTTCAGAAAGCCATGATCGATTTGATATAAATTTAATTTTTGGCATTATTTTCAACCTTCATTAAAATCTTTTTAGACTCATGGTTTCCGACTGGACACTTCTTATGATCAACTGCGTCTCTATAAAAATGTGTCCATTCTCCTTTTGAGTTCATGGCCTGAGCAACTTCAGCTCGCCCTGCCATATTTTCATACCATGTATCTGTTTCGTATGGCGGCCTGCCCCCCTTAATCTCTAACTGGTATTCTTGAATTTCTAATAAAGATATTGGTAATATTGCTGCAATAGGAGTATTTGCTGGAATTGTTATTTCAATGTTAGGTTCGGTTATCATCCAGGCAATTGGCAACTCGTTTTCTAAGACTGATGTACTTATTAGAGTAGTCATGCACTGTGCACCCCTAATGAATTGATTTGGAACTGGCATTGTTAGCAATGTAAGGTTTTCCTCATTTTCTCCAACAAAAATAAGATCTGTGTGAAAACTAATCGTTCTATTTCCACGCCTTGACATTGCATATTTTTCACCAGATAAAATCTTTACATGGTCTGGAGTTGAATCATTTATACCATCCCAAATAAAAGTAATGTCTTCTGGAAATGATATCCCCCAGCCAAGTCGATTAGATAGAGATACTGGGAAACACTGGTAAGCATGTCTATCAAAAGTTATGTCCATCCAATCACGATGCATTGGCAATTGATCAATAGAGACTAGGTTGTGCTGGGTATAGGCTGTTACTTTTTTCACTAGCTGCCTGATTCTTCATAGAATTTTGGATTATGGTATTTATCAGAGTAGTCAAGCATTGTGACAATAGAATTCTTTGTTCCCGACTGCACTGGCAAAGACTTGTGCGGATACATGTAATTAGATGGGAAAATAAACAAGTCTCCAGCTCTTGGCTTAACCTTTAGCTTTTGCAGTCTAAACTCTAGCTCTCCACCAGTATAATCATCATTAGGATATGCAACTAAAGAAACTACACAGTTATAAGAGTATCCATGATCTGAGTGTTCCTGGAAGTGCTGGCCTGGGCCATACTTAACAAAGTTCATTGCTTCCCAATAACGCAACTCTCCAATATTGAACCTTCTTGCATAATCTTTTACTGCTGCAACTTTTCTATCATAAAGATCTTGCCACAACTCTTGTAGCTTTTGTGACTCTGGAGAAGGATCATGCATTATGTCAGTTTTCTTATACTTAAAGTCATAACAGTCTCTGTACTCTGGCATTTTCATTCCATACCCCACCATAGCTTCCATGTAGTTATAGTAGTTTGAGTTATCGTTAAGTACTTCTTCTAGTCTTTGGGTAATATTCATATCTGTTGGAAGAACATCATGGTATACAAATATTCCAGGAGAAAGCTCTTCTACTGAAGACCATGTCTGTTCAGGAATCGTGTAGTAGTCCTGAATTCTTTTATTTACTACTTCAATATCTTCTGTGTTTTCCATTTTTTTCCAATCAGTATGTTAGCTTGTTAGAGTCTTCTTGCCTATATGGGAAGAAGCGAAGACCACCCCTATCATTGTAGTCTGTCATGACTACAACGGAGTACTTTGTCCCGCTTTTCATTGGCAAAGAAGCGTGTTCATAAATATATGTAGATGGGAAGACAAGAACGTCTCCTTGTTTTGGCTTAATCGTTAAATCAAATCTAGGAAAGTATAGCTCTCCGCCTTCATAGTCATCGTTAAGGTAGGCTACCACAGAAACTGTAGTGACGTATGCTGGACCATGATCAGCGTGAATATTGAAGTGCTTTCCAGCACCTTCATACTTTACAAAGTTAAAAGCTTCATAATAAGAAATTCCTACTCCCCAATAGCGACCGTAATCTTGAACATTTGGATGAATTGCATCAAAAATATCTTTATGCATATCATATAGCTCTGAATTTTCTGGGTCCCGTGGTCCGTAGGCACTGCTGCTAATTTTAAAGTCTACGCAGTCTCTAGCATCAGACATTACAGAATCTGATTCAGTAACCATTGCTCCATGCCACTTATATACTGGGCTAGTGCTATTTGTTAGTTTTGATTCTAAAGTATGTATGGCTGCTTTACAGCTCTCAATAGAGATTCCATTGTTGTATACATTAATCCCTAGTGCTGGATTTGAAACAGTTATGCCATTATGAGTGGTTCGTTCTGACATTCTGTTTTTGTCGGTTTCTGATCGATCTTTTGTCAACCAGTCGTTATTTCCTGAGTCTGTCTGCATAACATAATTATAGCACAAACTCTTTAAAAGTAAAACCTAAGCATTGCTTGTATTTTTAATATAGAGAAAGTCTCAGCATTAAAACTAATTAGCAACGAGGTGGGCAACCGCCAACAAACCTAGGTGGGAAGAATGGGAAGAACGGTGGGAAGAACGGGAACCTAGGTGGGAAGAACGGTGGGAAGAACGGTGGGAAGAACGGTGGGAAGAACGGTGGGAAGAACGGGAAGAACGGGAAGAATGGGAAGTACGGGAAGAATGGTGGGAAGAATGGTGGGAAAAATGGTGGGGTAGTTGTGATGTCGCCAGAATATGGAGACCACTCTCCTAGACCATTTGCATTTTCTGCACGTACACGGTACTTCTGTGTAGTGCCTCCTTCTTGGGTAACTGCAGCAGAGGTACCAGAGGTATTTCCGCTTTTTGCATCATTACTCTCCCAGTAGTAAAGAGTAATAGCACTTCCACCAGCTGATGGAGCAATCCAGCTAATGTTATCCTGATTAACCTGAGTAGATACAGAAGGTGCTGAAGGAGTTCCTGGAACGGTAGTTATTGCTGCAGTTGCAGGTGGAGTAGATGCTGCTGAAGTTCCAGCTGCGTTTGTTGCAGTAACTACAAAAGAATATGTTACATTAGAGTCAAGCTGTGTTATTGTAATTGGAGATGTGGCTCCAGTAGCAGTTCTCTCTGATGCTCCAGAACCTGTAGCTGTTACTGTATAAGAAGTTGCTGCTGGAGAATTTTCTGGTAATTCAAAAGTGACGGAGGCTGCTCCATCATTAAATGGTCTGTTGGTTCCAACGTTAGAAGCTGAAACATTGATTGGGGCCGATGGCTCTAGAAAATCGTTTTGCTGAGATGACCGTCCGCCAACTTCTTTTTTTGCCATTTAATAAAACCCTTCTTTTAATCGGTATTCAAACCTTATCTAATTATAAGGCATTTTTATAATGTTTTAATTATTAAAGGTTTGTTTTTTAACTATTCTGGCACAATCTGGCCATTAACAATTTGTCTTCCTATAAGGTCAAACGGATTACCGTCTATTTCTTCTGCCTGATCTGTAATATCAACAAAAGTTGGATTGCTTCCATAAACAGCAAATATCATCTGCCCCATAGGGTCGTCTATTCTAATAACAGACCTTCCAACAAAAATATTATCAACCACGTAAGCAAAAACCTTAAAAACTTCTGGATTAAGCTCTTGATATGGCTCAAGTGGCATTAAGTCTTCTGGGATATCAAAGCTTTCTCCATTCCAGATAGCACCAAGTGGTGGCATTACGCCAAGGTTTGTTGCTTCTATTACTGTTGGGTTTAACCTAAGAGTTGTATTTAGCTTGCCATTCGAACGTACTTTTAAGATTACGCCAATTTCTTCATCAACAACCGCAGCAAACACTACTTCAGTCACTACATCATTCATTTTTTCTCCTTTATGTTATATATTGTAGCAGATTTAATTTTATAAATATTAGTCATCACAGAAACATGTTCCTGGTACGTAACACCAGTTACAGCTCATATAGAATCCACCATTACCATCAGCAGCCATCGCACAGCAATTACATCCTGAACACGAAGGCTGGAAGGACGGGAAGTACGGGAAATACGGTGGGAAGAACGGTGGGAAGAACGGTGGCGTTGTTGTTATTTCATCAGAATACGGTGACCAGTTGCTCAAAGCAACTGCATTTTCTGCACGAACACGATATGCCTGACTTGTAGAACCTTCTTGTGTAACAGTTACAGAAGTATTAGTCGTAAATCCGCTCTTGCCGTCAGTGCTTTCCCAATAATATGTATCAATTGGACTACCGTTGCCGTCTGGGGCTATCCAACTAACAGTATCCTGGTTAATGTCAGTAGTCACAGTTGGTGCCAGAGGTGTTCCTGGAACAGTTATGCCCTCTGGGGCTGACGAAGCAGGGGAACTATTATCCCCTAGGCTTTTAAATCGCCGTAAGCAATCCAGCTGTTTTCTGCACGTTTTAGAATTGTTGCAGAAGACCAGCGAGTTCTAAGCTTAAGACCTGGTGTTGAGTTTACAGTAACTCCATCAGCTCCAGCAATTGTTACCTCACCAGTACCAGTTCCAAGAATATCCATAGACGCACCTACTGGCCAAGCCAAGGTTGCATTTAGGGGAATTGTAAAGGTAGTTGCTGAAGATGAGTTCATTTCTACAATACCGTCTCTTAGATCTAGGTCATCTAATGTGTAACTTGCAGTCTTTTCTACAAACTCAGTAAGTGATGGAACACCAGCTTTTGTCTGGGTACCGTCAGTAAATACTACTCCAGCAGCCTTAATATTGTTTAGCTCTAGGTCATCTAGAGAACCTTCACCAAAAGCAACTGTAGTTGCTGGCTCTGTCTCTACACCCTTAAATAGCTTCCAAGTGTTTTCAGATACGTCTCTTACGATACCTGCATGTTGAGCTGTTCCGTCATTGTAACCAACTACAAGACCTAGGTCTACAGTATTTACTGCATTTGTGTGAGCAATCTGAACTAGGTTATCTTCAATTGTAATGCTGGTAGCAGATGCTATGAATTCTGTACCGTTTACAGTAAGGTTTCCGTCTACAACTAGATTTCCATCCATCTCTACGTTGCCTGTAAAGGTGGCACCAGCAAGGCTTGCCTTAGCATCCAGAGCTGTCTGAGTAGCTGTAGAAACTGGCTTGTCTGCATCTGAGGTATTGTCTACGTTGGCTAGGCCCACGTGAGTCTTGGTAACACCAGAAACTGTTCCAGTGAAGGTTGGTGATTCAAGTGGAGCCTTGGCATCTAGAGCAGTCTGAGTTGCTGTTGATACAGGCTTTGCTGAATCTGCAGTATTGTCAACATCACCAAGACCAACCATAGCTTTAGTAACACCAACAACAGTTCCCGTAAAGGTAGGGTTGGCAGTTGGAGCTTTAGCATCAATCTGAGTCTGAATTGCTGAAGTTACTCCATTAAGGTGTCCAAGCTCAGCAGATGATACATCTCCGATTGAGGTTGTTGATGGTAGAACTACTGTTCCAGTAAATGTTGGGGCATTAGTAGGTGCCTTTGTTCCAACGTCAGTAGTCAGGTTTCCTAGATCAGAAGTAAGTGTTCCAACATCGGTTGACAGGGTGTTAAAGCTAGAAGTTAGGCTAGTAAGGTCTCCAGCTACATCATTAATTTCCCCAGATAGAGTGGATGTGTTAGTAGCAAGGTCTGTTTCTAAACCGTCAGCCTGTATAACCAAAGCGGCAACAGCATCATCTAAGTCACTAACGGCATTTGTTAGGACTCCATCAGCGGCCTCTAGAGTAGCCGATAATGAGGCTAGCTCTCCATCTACATATCCCTTATTGGCTGCGTGGAAAGTTGTTGTTGGCTCTCCTGAAAGAGTAAGAGCTCCAGTCATGGTGTCTCCAGACTTACTTACCTTTGCTCCAATAGCTGTAGTAACAGTTGATGCATAGCTAGCGTCATCATTAATAGCTGCTGCAAGCTCATTAAGAGTATTTAGAGTTGATGGAGCAGCATCAACAAGTCCAGAAACTGCTGAAGCAATTCTGCTGGTTATAGTATTTCCGCCAACACCAGTTACAGTTGCATCTCCAATAAGAGCAGTAACATATGAGTTATCTGCTTTTGCATCTAAACTTGTTCCAATTGTTGAAATAAAGTTTGGGTCATCACCTAGAGCAGCAGCTACCTCATTTAATGTATTTAAAAGATTTGGGGCACCATCAACAAGGCTAGAAATTGCTTGACCTACATAGGCTTCTGTGGCATAGTCTCCTAGCTCACCTGCTAGGTCATCTGAATTTACGAAGTAAGCGAGGTCGTCCCAAAAGTTGACATCGTCACCTACTTTAAACTTGCCAGTGTCGGTTTCAAATCCGATTTCTCCAGCCGCTAGCCTTGGGTTTGCGTCTGTCCACTGCTGTGCAGTGCCTCGTCTTTGCTGCATTCTAGTTGCCATTAAAAACTCTCCTTCAGGGTGGGTTTACCCAATTGATTCTTGTTTAATTATAACAGGTTTTATTATAATTAATTAAAGTTGTCTATTGCAATTCCGCCAGAAAGTGTGTTTAACCAAACAGTCGTAAGCGGAGTTCCTGCGTCTACACCAGTTCCTTGTGGGCTATTAAAACTTCCGCCATCAAGGAATGTTGTGACAATCAAACCATTTCCATCAATAGATGTGTCGTGGATGTGATCAGGAATACTAAGTGTATCATCAATTGTAGCAATTGTCATCCAACTACCACCATAGTACACGTTAACTCTTTCGACTAATGTGTCGAACCATAGGTCTCCATTAGAAGCATTTTCTGGTGGAGTTAATCCTGTAGGAATACCCCCAGTTGCTGCGTCTACATAGGCTTTTGTTGCTAAATGACCAGATGCCGTAGGAGTGGCTCCAGAAACAGTTCCATTAATGACAGCATCGCCGTTTACCTGTAAACCATTTTTGACCTTAAAGTCTTTATTTACTGTAGCCAATCCTACTCCATCCTATCTTGTTTTAAATTAAGCGACTAGTGTTCCAACAACAGTAACATCTGAGTCATTATTAGCAGTTGTTACACGTAGTCTGACGTCAGTGCCAGAAACATCTGCAGAGATAGTAGATGCAGAACCGTTGGTTCCAACAATTGCATACTCTGTAATTGCTATATTGTCTGATGTGTCTAGTGTTAGCAATACCTTGGAAATTTCTGTGTGAGTTCCGTAAGCAACCTTTACCAAGTATTCTGCTGAACGGTAGTCAGCCTTAGCAAAAGCGTGAGCAGTTACAGTGCTTGCAGTTGCAACAGCAACTGTAGCAGCTACCTGAGTAGCAACAGAGTTAATGTCTATTTCTGTAAAGTTAGGAACTACAGCCTCTAGAGCAGATACAGCACGTGCATCTGTAAAGTAAAGGTTTGTTGCACCCTCTGTAAGGTCATCAGTATCTGAATCTGCAACACCGTTTTCTGCTGTAATTACAAGACCAGTCTCGTCACCAGTAATAGTGATGTTGGTCAGGCTTGCACCAGTTAGAAGGTTAGCTGCAGATGTCTTTGCACGAACGTCAGTGTGGTAAAGGTTGTTTGAACCCTCTTCAATGTCGTCTGTGTCAAGAGCACTAATTGCATTTGTAGCAAAAGATTCAGCATTAGTCTGTGCTGTTGAAGCAGAACCTGCTGCATCGTAGTTGATTGCAAGGCCATCTGCGTAGTCTTCTGCTGCGGCTTGTGCTGCTGCTGCTGCACCATACATATCGTATGCTGCAACTGTTGCTGCAAGTGCTGCTGCATCAAAGTCTGATATGTCTGCTGCATCAAGACCAGTTACGGAAATTGTTGCTCCTGTAATGTCAATGTTTGCACCAGCGGTTAGCTCATCCTGCTTACCAGCAGCAATGTCCTGTAGGTCACCAATAACGTCTGGGTTATCCTGCAGTGCAGCTGCTAGCTCGTTTAGAGTGTCCAGAAGTTCTGGAGCTCCATTAACAAGTGCTGCAATTTCCGCATCTGCATAAGCCTTGGCATCAACCTCTGCCTGGTCAGCGTAAGCTTCGTAAGCAGTTGTAATAGCAGTTTCACGAGTGTCAGTATAAGCCTTGGCATCAACCTCTGCCTGGTCAGCGTAAGCTTCGTAAGCAGTGGTGA